GATATTGAGAACCTTTTGTATCTCTTTCTTCTGTTGCCTTTTCGGTTCTTATACCTCTAGCCTGTAAATCTTTAGAAAGCTTGTGTCGCTGTGTACCAATAAAGGTATTAAATACCCGCATCTTGGTACTAAAGACATCTCTAGCGATATCTTCTTTTCGTTGTTGCTCAAGTTTTCTTTGCTGACTACCTAAAGATGCAGCTTGATCTTTTGCTTGTTTCTTAAATTCTTCTATTAAGTGAGCAATATTTTGTTCGTCAGCCATTTACTTTTTACTCGGTTTATGTCCACTGCCTACATACAAACCAAACCATGCAGCACCCGCACCTACTATAGTAGATATAAATGCGGCCTGTGCATTGGTTGGATCAGGTAAAGCCATGAACCATTGTGTTGACATCCAGAAAATGTAGCCATAACATATCATTAACAATCGAGGGATCAATCTCAATGTATCCATAAATCCGGCTGTCGTATTATACCAAGAGGGCTTTACATCTTGAATATGTAAAAAGTCTTTCTTATCGACCTCATAGGTTTTTTCTGTTACTAGTACTTGTTTATCTTCTGTCATTTGTTTTTTTCTTGTCTTGCGTTTTCTTCTTCAATCCACTGACCTAATAATGTTAAATAAACTTCTCTTTCCCACGGTATCATATTTTCAATTTCTGTTAAACTATATTTATGATGTTGCATTAAGGCAAAATTAGTTTTCATATAGTTTTCGAGATTATTGTGAGAAAGAGCTATGCGAAAAAACTTTGCATTCCCTCCAAGGTTACCTTATTATTTTTCTTTGTTTTAGGATTTTTGAATTTAATCTCATGTCTTAGGCGAGGCATAGTTTCAAAAAAGGTTTGTACTGCTCTGAAATGTTCAGAACTTAAACTTTCTATAAATTCATCTAATTCTGCTTCAGTAAAATCTGCCCGTTCATGGATAGTTTCACCGTCTACAATTTGAGATACAGAATCTTTAATCATAGAAAAAATATATTCAGTATCAGAACCTCCTCCTGTATTGCCTATCATTTCTAACTGAGGATAATTCATTATCATATTGATATCATCTGAAAGAGAGATCATATTGGTATGATCTTTTTGAAAATCTACTTCAACTTCTTCCAGATTTACTTTAACATCTGCATAAGTTTCTCCATCATCTTCACAAAGCAGTTTTAATTCAGAAACTTCTCCTACAGATTTAGCTCTTATTCTTAAAAAGATATATTCTAAATCAAAAAGTGCTAGATCATCAACATTAATCTTTTCATATGTACAGTTTCTGATAATTGTTTTTAAAGCATTAACTAATGCATTATTTTCTTCTGTCTCTAAAGCTAGAAGAAGAAGTTTTTCCTCTTTAACTAAAAAGGGTCGATAGGTTAATTTTTCCTTACTAGAAGGAATCTCCAATTCATATGTTGGTACTACTATTTTTGGTAAAGCCATTATTTTATTTTCTCCATATTATATTTAATCATCATGTTTCCCAATGATGATATTGAAATTCTACTGATAGTCTATGTAATTCACCATCAGCTATATTTAAATCCATTTGTATTACACTTTTAGGAAAGGCATTTATTAATTTACATTCGTATATAGGGTCCTGTTTTGTCCCTTCTCCTCCACCGAACTCATCAACTATAGTTTTTCGTGGACCATATTGTGTAACTGACATATCTGCAACATAATCTTTATAGAATTTTGTTTTAAAGGTTTTTCTATCAAACATTAATTCTTGCCATTCATCAAAAAACTTCTTTTCAGAAAATTTATCATCACAAAGGAATACTCCAGTAACTGGAGCATAATTGACACCAAAGGCGTGTTCTCTTATCGGACCGATACGAATATTATCAGGTGAAGTTTCTATATTCTGTCCAGGCATAGCAAAAGATTCACATCTAAAAGATAATCCTTTTGTGGCTCCGCCATATGTTATACCTGCAGGCGGTGTGATTACAACATCATAATCATATCGTCTAGTAAATTTACCAGCCTTTATATGGCCCATAAATTCACTTAAAGGTGTTATTGTAGCTGACATTATCCTGCTCCTGCTATAAGTTTTCTAGATTCTCTCCAAACTTCTTTTGATTTGGCCTTTCTAAATCGTTGTACTGGCATCATGGCAGCAAGTTGCATTTGTTCTTCTTCTATTTTTAAAAACCTAGATTGTACATGAGATGTTAGATACCTTTTTACACAAGGCCTTACTTGTCTTAATCTAGCCACCCTATTCCATCCTATAAGTCTGCCTTCTTGTGCCATTGGTTGCATTTTTTCAAATAGTTGTAATCTTAAAGGCACTGATAGATAATGAAAGTTTACACCTAAAAATCCATCACTATATCGCTTAATAGGTATAGTCAAAGGAAAAACATCATAATAGGGTAAAGTTTCTTCATGTTTAGGATTATAAAAAAACAAATTCATCGCTCCATATATCGGCCTTACTGAAGAATCTCCTTGTCTAATACTTTGCACAATAGTGCTTTCAGTCATTCTTCTAGGCACTATTTCTCTAACTTTATCACGATACCATTGGACAGATAAATCTCTACCTCCTGCCAAAGTTGTGATTTTTTTTAGATAATCATCTATTGTTATTGCCATATGTACTATTTATATGGATTATTCAAACCTAAATCGTTTTCTGTTAGAACTTTAAATTCCATATTATGTTTTTGGCAATAGTGTGTGGCCGATTTCCACTTGGCTTGATTCTTACCCCATTCTCGTATAGCATAATGCCATGATTTTGTTTTGCGATTGGGATTCTTTTTGGGGGGAGTTACTTGGTTTTTTGGTTTAATTTCTACCAAATATTCCTTAATAGTGTGGTCATATTGTTTTACTTTCACATAGAAGTCAGGAAAATATCGGTGTATTTTTCCATCAACAGGTGATTTATAAGGTATGGAAAGTTCTTCACTACCCCATTCTATAATATTTTCATTGCGGTCTAGATATATCATAAACCTCCTTTCCCACATGGAACGATAAATGATGTTCCTTGTGTTTCCTTTATACTTGTCAGGCTGGTCTGGTCTAAACTTGCCTTTATAATACTTCCTTTTCTTTTCCATATAAATACTTATAAAGGTTTAAAGAGGATTTTTAATGGCGACAATTCATAAGTTCCCTTCAGATTTAGATTCTGGAGCTGGTTCAGGTAAAGGATCTCCGATGATTCGATTTACTGCTAAACGAATCCAAACAGGTGCATCATTAACGAATATGGAGTTAGGTGCTTCTTTAGGATCTATATGGCTCCCTATGCCTCCAGAAGGATTTTCAACAATGCATCCTCAGAATTGGGGAGAACAGGATCAAAATTTAGGCCAGGCAACTATTGGTAAATTTATAGCAGATTATCAAAATGCAAGTAAAACAGGTGAGGGCCTGAAACCAGGAGAGACTGGCCCCCCAGGAAGAAACTATCCTATGGCAGGTGGCATATCAGGTTTTGCCAGTCGAGTAGCAGATGCTACTAATGCGGGGATTGCTCGGGCTATGGGTGAAGGCGGAGAGATGGATAAAGTTCTAAAAGGATATACTTTAAATAAAATGGGTGTTGTTAATTTTGACCAAAGAGTAGCAGAACAATCTATAGTATCATATACAGGCCCATCTTATAGAGAACATAGTTTTAGTTTTCAATTAAGGCCCCAAAGTGGTACAGAATCTGTAGAAATTGATAGAATAGAAAAATTTTTCTTACTAAATTCTTCTCCTCGTCTACTAGGATCTAATTCAATTTTAAGATTATATGAATTGCCAGCTGTTTGGGAAATATCTTTTCATGTAGGATCTGATGTTCATAAAGGCATAACAGGGTTATCAGCTTCAGCATTAACAGGATTTGATGTTAAGTATGGGGGAGAAAAGTATAATGTTTTTAGTACTTCTTATCCAGTACAGACAGATATAACCTTACAATTTAAAGAACTTAAACTTATGGATAGAGATATTTATACAGATATGTATAATAAGTTAACCCCAATAGACGCTAGGTAATTTTAAATGGCATACTTTGAAAAATTTAGTAATATTTCTTATGATGTTGTGGGCAATAAGAATTATAAAACTATTAAAGATATTCTTACTAGGGTAGCCGTAAGACGAGGCCTTAGCGAGACTGTAGCTGTTTTTGAAAAGCACGATGTTAAAGATGGTGAAACTCCAGAATCATTAGCCTTTGCAAAATATAACGATACTAATTTACATTGGGTGATTCTTTTATTTAATGAGATAGCAGATCCGTATTATGAATGGCCCTTGGGAGTTAGAGATTTTGAAAAATATGTTACAGACAAATATGCAAACCCTAATGGAATACACCATTATCAAATAGCACAATCATCGGGAATTACAACCAAAATGTTAAAGGTTAAATCTGATGTAGTAGGCTCTATAGCAGTTACAAATCGAGAATATGAAGAAACTTTGAATGATACAAGAAAGCAGATTAAATTATTAAAGCCTGGGTATATTATACAATTTGAATCTGAATTGAGAAGTAAAATGGGGCAATAAGTTATGGCCAAACCAAGAGTCATTGATAAAGATTTATTTCAAAATTGTTCTAAAATAGAAGCTAACAAACCAGGAGCTTATATTGTAGAAGAAGCTGAACTTAATTATGGTGGAATTAAACAGGGCATTTCTATATATCTCCGAGAAATTCA